CGGGCAGTGGGCGATAGAATATTTGCCAGATATTTAAATATTATAAATAAGACTGAGTGAAAAAGAATCCGTATTATGAACCCGCATATAATTTAAATTTTCGAGAGGACAGAAATTATGGCATTTTCAGAATCTCCAGCAATTACCATTAGAGAGGTTGACGCATCTGGTGTGGTGCCAGCAGTTTCTTCTTCTACCGGTGCATTTGTTGGTAATTTCCGTTGGGGCCCAGTCGAAAAACCAATTCTGATTTCAAATGAAGCAGAACTGGCAGACACTTTCGGCACTCCTACGGCTGCAACATCTGTCGATTTCCATTCGGCAGCGTACTTTCTCAAGTATACAAATGCTCTTCAAGTTGTTCGCGTATTAGGCGATACCGACGGTTATAACGCTTATAACCATAACGAAGCAGCAAGTGGAGCAAATGTCAGAATCAAAGACGGTGATGCATGGGATGCAGCGCTTGCAGGATTTGATTCCGATAAACACACATTTATAGCTAAATGGCCCGGCGCGCTGGGCAATAGCTTAAGAGTTTCCTTGTGCCCACAACAAGGTGCTGATTCAGCATTTGACGCTTGGGCATATAAAGACAACTTTGACACAGCACCAGGTACTTCACCGTTTGCTGAAGGTAAAACAGCTACTAATGACGAAGTTCACGTCGCTGTAATTGACAACCTTGGCAAATTCTCAGGTACTAAAGGCACAGTCTTAGAAACATATCCGTTCATGTCGTTGGCAAAAAATGCTAAGACACCTGACGGATCTACAAATTATGTAAGAGACGTAATCAATAGAAAGTCATCCTACATTTGGATGGCTGGGCATGACTCTGATTATACAGTTGCAAATGCTGGGCTAGATGCTGATACAAGCGTTGATTTCCAACTTTCGGCTGGCGTCTTGGCTGCTAAAAACTACGATCTTACCGAAGGTGATGAATCAGAAAATATGGACGTAGGTGACTATATTACTGGTTTTGATCAATTTGAAGACAAAGATAATATCCAAGTAGATCTTCTGATTGCTCCTCAAATGACTTCAAGGATAGATACTACTACAATAGTTAATGATCTTGTAAGTATTGCTCAAGGTCAACGTAAAGATTGCGTTGTCGTTGCATCTCCCGCTAGATCAGATATTGTAGGCTTACAAGCCACCGCTGCTAATACTAATGCCGTCGCGACGGCAGCCACGTTTACAGCGTCATCGTATCTAGTAGTTGATAATAACTATCTTAAAGTCTATGATAAATATAACGATGAGTTTATTTTTATCCCAGCAAACTCATCAACCGCAGGTGTTATGGCTGCGACTGATGTAACTGCGGCAACTTGGTTCTCACCAGCTGGCCCACGTCGTGGACAATATCTTGGTGTGACAGGTATCTCATACTCTCCGAACAAATCTCAGAGAGATGTACTATATCGTAACGGCATTAACCCGATTGCGAATATTCCTGGTCAAGGGTTGCTACTATTCGGTGATAAGACAAAGCTTGCAAGACCTTCTGCATTCGATCGTATTAACGTACGTCGTTTGTTCTTGACTATCGAAAGGGCGATTGGAATCGCTGCTCGCAACGTTATGTTCGAATTCAATGATGAATTCACGAGAGCAGAATTTGTTGGCGTGGTTGAACCATTCTTAAGAGACATCAAAGGTCGTCGTGGCATAACTGATTTCCGTGTGATTTGTGACGAAACAAACAACACTGGTGCAGTTATAGATAGAAATGAATTTGTCGCGACTGTCTTAGTCAAGCCTGCACGTTCCATCAACTTTGTTACTCTTAACTTTGTTGCTGTACGTACCGGAGTTGATTTCGCAGAAATCGCTGGTGTATAGGAGGTCAAATAGATGGTTTTAGGCGTAGACGATTTTAAAGCAAAACTAGCAGGTGGGGGCGCTCGTCCCAATCTGTTTAAAGTTACTGTTAACTTTCCAACAGCTATTCCCACCGATGGGGATGCTGAATTGACATCTTTCTTGTGTAGAGCTGCGCAGTTGCCTGGCTCTACGATTCCTGCTATGACTGTTCCTTTCAGAGGCAGACAGTTACAAATGGCTGGTGATCGAACATTTGAGCCATGGAGCGTAACTTGTATCAACGATACAAACTTCACAATCCGTAACTCTATGGAAAGATGGATGAATGGCATCAATGCTCATTCGTTGAATACCGGAGAAGTTAATCCAATAAATTATCAAGCTGATTTAAAAGTTGAACAACTAGATAAGGATGAAAAAGTCCTTAAGAGTTATAACTTTGTCGCTGCATTCCCAACAAGTATCTCACCTATTGAGCTTGCATATGATGCGAATGATCAGATTGAAGAGTTCACAATTGAGTGGACTTACCAATATTGGACATCAAACACAACTACATAAGTTGGTATTGGAGAGGCCGGTTCGCCGGCCTCTCTTCACTTATTTTAGGATGAATTATGGCCGACAATAATGCATTAAAAATATTTGGCTTCGAAATTCGAAGAGCAAATAAAAAAGAAGAAGACAAGAAGTTACAGTCTATTGTACCTCGTCAAGATGACGATGGTGCTGGATATGTTACTGCTTCTGGTTCTCATTATGGTCAGTATATTAATATTGATGGAGATGATTCTAAAGACAATCATCAAATGATTATGAAATACCGTGGCGTCTCAACGCACCCAGAAGTTGATGCCGCAATCGAAGATATTATCAACGAATCTATTTCAGCGTCAGAGAACGAACAAGCAGTTAAAATTTCGCTCGATAAGGTTGAAGTATCAGATCAGATTAAAAAAGGAATTACCGAAGAGTTCGACAATGTCATTTCTATGTTGGACTTTGCCAATAACGGCCACGACATGTTTAAGCGTTGGTACATTGATGGCAGATTATATCATCACCTTGTTGTAAATGAATCTAATATTAAAGCAGGTATTCAGGAAATCCGTCCTATCGATTCTGCAAAGGTTCGTAAAGTTAAACAAGTAAAGAAAAAGAAAGATTCCATCACTGGAGCTATGATAGTAGAAAGTGTTGATGAATACTACATTTATCAGGAAAAACCTGGAAGTCAAACATCAGGAGTAAAACTATCTAATGACTCAGTGAGCTATGTTACATCTGGACTTCTGTCAGCTGATAGAAAAAAGGTTGTATCGCATTTACATAAAGCACTGAAGCCAATCAATCAACTTCGAATGATGGAAGACTCACTGGTCATCTACCGGCTTGCACGGGCGCCTGAGAGGCGAATATTCTATATTGACGTGGGCAACTTACCACGTGGTAAATCAGAACAATATATGAAAGACATTATGGCTCGTTACCGTAACAAGCTTGTATATGATGCAGACACAGGACAAATACGAGATGATCGCAAACATATGTCGATGCTTGAGGATTTTTGGTTACCAAGACGTGAGGGCGGTAGAGGCACTGAGATTACTACCTTACCAGGAGGTGAAAACCTTGGACAGATCGATGACATCATTTACTTCCAGAAACGCCTTTATAGATCGCTTAATGTTCCTATAGCTAGACTTGAACAAGAACAGCAATTTAGCCTAGGCCGATCTACAGAGATAAGTAGAGACGAATTAAAGTTTCAGAAATTTATCGATAGACTTCGTCGTCGTTTCTCAATGTTATTCTTAGAGATTCTAAAGAAACAACTTGTGATGAAAGGTTTAATTACTGAAGAAGACTGGAACGAGTGGAAAAACGATTTAATCATTGATTACACTAGAGACAATCACTTTACAGAGTTAAAAGATGCTGAACTACTAAGAGAAAGATTACAAACTTTAGATCAAGTAAGCCAATATGTTGGAGATTACTTCTCAAAAGAGTGGGTAATGAAAAACGTATTACAATTTGATGATGATGATATTAAACAAGTTGCAAAACAATCTGATGAAGAGCAACCTACAGACGATCAACAAAATCTTCCAGATGAAGAATAATTTTATTATAAATAATAGGAAACGGAGTTATTATGGAAAACATTGAGCAATTGATACAACAGGCAGCTGATGGTGATTACGCAGGCGGTGGACAAACGTTTGCAGAAATTATGGCTGCTAAAATGACAGATGCTCTTGATCAAGAGCGCATCAAGGTATCAGGACAAGTATATAATGGACTTGAGGCAGAGGATGAAGAACAGCTAGAATTTGATCTCGAAGATGACGATTCTGAAGAGGATGACGTAGATGTTGACGACGAAGATGATACAGACGACTCCGATGAAGACACTGAAGACGATTAGAGAAACTGTTACAAAAGAACGTACGGTATATAAACGAAAATATATGGGCTTTAATTTAGAAATCATACAGAAGTATGACAAGTTTGAAGCATATGTAGACGGTGAGAAATTAGACACTTATGACACGAAAAAGCACGCACAGAAAATGTTAATGCAATTCGTTAGGGAAGTAGATTAATGAAGCTTATTGCTGAATACACAGAACAAAATATCGAATGCTTGGTGGAAGCCAAGGAGGGCGGTGGTAAAAATTATACTATCGAAGGCGTATTCGCACAAGCTGAACAAAAGAATAGAAATGGACGTATATATCCACAGGCCATTATGGAAGCTGCGGTAAATAAATACTCCAAAGAACAAGTTGCAACTAAACGAGCCGTAGGTGAGTTAAATCATCCCGACGGCCCTACTGTCAACTTGGATAAAGTTTCCCATCTCATAACCGACCTCAAAGTTGAGGGTAAGGATGTGGTGGGTAAGGCACGCATTTTGGACACACCAATGGGACAGATCGTACAAGGTTTGCTTGAGGGTGGAGTGCAACTAGGCGTATCAACTCGTGGTATGGGTAGCCTTGAGAGACGTGGCGATGCCATGTATGTCAAAGATGACTTTATGCTTAATACGATTGACATCGTACAAGATCCATCAGCTCCCGGAGCTTTTGTTAATGGAATTATGGAAGGCGTTGACTGGATCTGGAATAATGGCATCATTGAAGCTCAAGAAATTGAAAAAATGGAGACTGAAATTAAGAAGGCTCCACGCGCTGATCTCTATGAGACTCAGACACGTGAGTTTAAGAATTTCCTCTCGTTACTGAAAACTAAACTATAATATAGGAGTCAAGACATGACTGATCAAATCCAAGACCAGGATGTTGAGCTCGACGAGAATGAAATCGAAGAAGCTCACGATCCTAAGAACGCAGAAGCGCAATCAATTGCTTCTGTAAAAGGTGCTGAAGGAAAAGGGACAACCGCTAAAGAGCCAGGTGGCAAAGGCGGAGCCAAAGATCCTATGCAAAAACTGCCAGGAACCAAAGCTGGTATGATTAATGCAATGTACATGAAAGCAAGCAAAATGAAAAAAGAAGAGCTTGCTGGAATGTATACTAAACTTATGGGCGAAACTGTGGCTGAGGATGTAGCTGAAGTTGAAGGTACTAACCTTCAGTTTGAAGCTGACTTTTCTCAAGATCTAGACGCATTAATCGAGTCTGAAGCTACTCTTTCCGAAGAGTTTAAAGCTAAAACAGCCGTAATTTTTGAAGCAGCTATTAAATCTAAATTGGCCGAAGAAATCGACCGTTTAGAAGAATCATATGCCAACGAACTCTCTGAGGAAGTATCAGCAACTAAAGCTGACCTCGTAGAAAAAGTTGACAGCTACCTTAACTATGTCGTTGAAGGTTGGATGGAAGAAAATAAACTAGCAGTACAATCAGGTCTACGTACCGAAATTGCTGAGAAGTTTATGAATTCTTTGAAAGATCTCTTTACAGAGTCTTACATCGAAGTTCCAGAATCCAAAATTGACCTAGTTGACGAACTCGCTGAAGAAGTAACTGAGCTTGAAGAAGCTCTTAATGCTTCAACAGCAAGAGCAATTCAAGTTTCTGAAGAGTTAGAAGTTATGAAGCGTGCATCGGTTATCCGTGAAGCTTCAAAAGATATGGCTCAAACACAAGTTGAAAAACTTGCGAAACTTGTCGAAGATATTGATTTCGAAGATGAAGATACTTTCGCTGAGAAGGTGAAAACTGTAAAAGAATCATACTTCAAAAAAGAAGCTGTTGAGTCTGTAATTGAAGACGCAATTGAAGATGATGATGGCAACATCGTTGAATCATCTGATACAATGGCACAATACCTAACCGCGATCCGCAAAGCGTCGCAGAAATAAATTTGGGAGTCCAAACAAATGCAATCTTATGACAAACTAGTCGAAAAGTGGGCACCGGTACTTAATGAAGAATCAGCGGGTACTATTCAAGATGCTCATAGGAGATCAGTTACAGCTGCTATCCTAGAAAACCAAGAAATCGCCCTTCGCGAAGAGCGTGCTCAAAACCAAGGCTTCATCACAGAAGCTGCTCC